GTGATCCCGATCCCTGGTATGCGCGCAGCATCGGTGAAAGGTCTACCGGGCTACGTGCAGAAAAAGCACGGCTATCACCAGCAGGGCATTCACCTCGATACCCCTTGGCCGGGAATCGGCAACCAGCACAGCGCAGGCGTCCAGGCCATGCACAAATCACTCAAGGATCAGGGCGTGGACTGCTACGTCTACTACCAGATCGACTGATTAACCCCAGCCATCCATATGCCTGTCAGTACATAGCGGCACCTTCTACCGGCACCACTGACGTTCGCAGGGAATGCCGTTGTGATCACCGTCCATTTTGGTGCCAGGGCAATATTTCAGGAAGTATTTAGCCTCGGCGCACGAAGTCATCTGCGAGCAGTACTTACGACCGTCACATTTGAAAGAACCAGGCGGAGCATTTGAGACGAGCGAAGGGACCGGTGCTTCCTGCCGGACTGTGCGTAGAGGTGCCAAATAATCCCCCGCCCACGCTTTAAACACTGGGGAGGTGCTCAACACAAAAGCCACCAGGAAGGCCAGCAAAACCAGAAATATTCCTTTCATTACTCACTCCTTGATCAATCGCGCATTCACGCGCCGCCTGATTGCCAACGCAAACTTCCTATGAACCATAGCCTGCCGGTGTACGGCGGGCGGGAGATTTCTGTGTCCAAAGAAAACCCGATTCACCAGCAAGACCAGGCCCTGATTGAAGCCATTCATTCACAGCACCTCGAAAGGATAGGAGTGCTGGGCGATGAAGCGATCAAGTTTCAAGACGCCTCTTACGCGGTCGGCAGGCAGCGCGGCTCTAAAGAAGCGAACGAAACGCTGCTCGCCCTGGTGATCCGAATGCGCAGCTACATGGATCAGGCAGGCATCGATCCGAGACCTGAGAGCATGAATCCAATGGAGAAGCTTGCTTCGGACATCGACATCGCGCTTGAGGCGTTCAGCGCACTCAACCCCGCATAGACCCCGGACGGAGGTAGCCATGTTCCTGACAGCAAAAGAAGTGGCCGATCTGACGGGCTATCTTAAACCCAGCGCCCAGATCAAATGGCTCGAGGCGGAGCGTTACGGATATGCAGTCGGCGGTGACGGACACCCAAAGGTGCTGCGAGAGGTTGTGATATCGCGGTTGGGTGGGATTCAATCGAAGAAAGGACCGCAATTGCGGCTTGCATGAGGAAGGGATATGCGCCCTCGGAAGAAAGACCGACACCTGCCGGCGTGCATGTATTTCGCGCACGGTGCTTATTACCTGGTGCGCAAAGGAAAATGGAGGCGCCTGGACACAGATTATCAGGCGTCCCTAATGCTGTACGCCCGAGAGCAAGGGCGCGCTGGGAAAGGGGGAATGGCCGAGTTGATCGATGAAGCGTTGGCATACATGAAGCCGGCGCTCGCGGCCAACACGGTTACCCAGTACGAAGCAGCCGCTGAAAAGCTGAAGGATCAGCTTGCGGAGTTCGAGCCCCGCGACGTGCTTCCCCGCCACGTGGCCGCAATAAAGATGCATGGCGCAGCCACTCCGAACATGAACAATCGGATCATTTCGTTTCTACGTATGGTGTTCGCCTACGCCCTCGAAAAAGGCTTGGTTGACTCCAATCCGTGCGTCGGTATCAAACGTCACGCCGAGAAAAAGCGGGACCGGTACCTAACCGACGCTGAATTTAATGCGATATGCGCGGGAGCGAGTGACAACATGCGCGCTATTTACGAGATGTGTTATCTGACGGGGCAGCGTATCAGCGACGTGTTGAACATTCGGCTAGCAGATATCAGCGATGAGGGGATCGCCTTCACTCAGCAAAAGACGAAGGCAAAACTGATTGTGCGAATGACTCCTGACTTGAAAGCGCTTATTGCCAGGGTGAAGGCGTTGCCTCGGAGAGTCAGTGGTCTGACGTTATTCACGGCGCGAAGTGCGGGCAAGCCAGTCAGTTACGACACTGCGAAACAGGCGTTTCGAGTCGATTGCAAAAAGGCAGGGGTCAAAGGCGCGACGCTTCATGACCTTCGCGCCAAGTCACTTACCGATACTGACAAGCAAGGCAACAACGCCCAGAAACTTGGAGGCCACAGCGACCCAAGAATGACCGCCCGCTATCTGCGGCTTCGCGAGATCGACATCGCCGAGCCGCCGACAATGCCCAAAAAATCCCTGTAGTATTAGACGAATATCCCTTGTCAAAAAGACAGATCGAGCTAAGCCCCTGAATGTCTGACCTTTCTAGCCATACCCCAATGATGCAGCAGTACTGGAAGCTGAAAAACCAGCATCCGGACCAATTGATGTTCTATCGCATGGGCGACTTCTACGAGATTTTCTACGAAGACGCCAAGAAGGCCGCCAAGCTGCTGGATATCACCCTGACCGCGCGCGGCCAGTCGGCAGGCCAGAGTATCCCTATGTGCGGCATTCCTTATCATGCCGCCGAGGGTTATCTGGCCAAGCTGGTGAAACTGGGCGAATCGGTAGTGATTTGTGAGCAAATCGGCGATCCGGCAACCAGCAAAGGTCCGGTTGACCGTCAGGTGGTGCGGATCATCACGCCCGGCACGGTGAGCGATGAAGCGCTGCTCGATGAGCGTCGCGACAACCTGATCGCTGCCGTACTGGGTGACGAGCGCCTGTTCGGACTCGCGGTGCTGGATATCACCAGCGGCAACTTCAGCGTTCAGGAAATCAAGGGCTGGGAAAATCTGCTCGCGGAACTTGAGCGCATCAACCCGGTTGAATTACTGATCCCCGACGATTGGCCTCAGGGTTTGCCGGCCGAAAAACGTCGAGGCTCGCGTCGCCGCGCGCCTTGGGATTTCGAGCGGGACTCTGCACACAAGAGTTTGTGTCAGCAGTTTTCGACTCAGGATCTCAAGGGCTTCGGTTGCGAAAATCTGACCCTGGCTATAGGCGCAGCCGGCTGTTTGCTTGGCTATGCCAAGGAAACCCAACGCACCGCCCTGCCCCATCTGCGTAGCCTGCGACACGAGCGGATGGATGACACGGTGATCCTTGATGGCGCCAGCCGCCGTAACCTGGAACTGGACACCAATCTGGCTGGCGGTCGCGATAACACCCTGCAATCGGTCATGGACCGCTGCCAGACCGCCATGGCGACTCGTTTGCTCACGCGCTGGCTGAACCGCCCATTGCGGGATTTGACGGTACTGCAGGCGCGTCAGGAATCGATCGGCTGTTTCCTTGAGCGCTATCGCTTCGAGCATTTGCAACCGCAACTTAAGGAAATTGGCGATATCGAGCGGATTCTCGCGCGAATCGGTCTGCGCAATGCCCGCCCCCGGGATCTGGCACGCCTGCGGGACGCTCTTGGAGCGTTGCCGCCATTGCAACTGGCGCTGGCAGAACTGGAGGCGCCGCATATACAAAAACTGGCAAAAACCGCTGGCACCTATCCCGAACTTGCCGACCTGCTGCAGCGGGCGATCATCGATAACCCGCCTGCTGTCATTCGTGACGGTGGCGTGTTGAAGACCGGATATGACGGTGAATTGGACGAGCTGCTGTCACTGAGCGAAAACGCCGGCCAGTTCCTGATTGACCTGGAAACCCGCGAGAAAGCCCGTACCGGCCTGGCCAACCTCAAGGTCGGCTACAACCGGGTGCATGGCTACTTTATTGAACTGCCGAGCAAGCAGGCCGAACAGGCACCTGCTGATTACATTCGGCGCCAGACACTCAAAGGCGCCGAGCGCTTTATCACACCGGAGCTCAAGGAGTTCGAGGACAAAGCGCTGTCAGCCAAGAGCCGCGCCCTGGCTCGAGAAAAGATGCTCTATGAGGCGCTGCTCGAAGACCTCATCGGCCATCTCGCGCCGCTGCAGGACACTGCTACCGCATTGGCCGAACTGGACGTGCTAAGCAATCTGGCCGAGCGCGCGCTGAATCTGGATCTGAACCGTCCGCGCTTTACCGACGAGCCTTGCATGCGCATCGAGCAAGGTCGTCACCCGGTGGTCGAACAGGTGCTGACATCACCCTTCGTGGCCAACGACCTGGATCTGAATGACAACACCCGCATGCTGGTCATCACCGGTCCTAACATGGGCGGTAAATCTACTTACATGCGCCAGACCGCGCTGATCGTGCTGCTGGCTCACATCGGCAGCTTCGTTCCGGCCGCCAGCTGCGAGCTTTCTCTGGTTGATCGTATCTTCACCCGTATCGGCTCAAGCGATGACCTGGCGGGCGGGCGCTCGACGTTCATGGTGGAAATGAGCGAAACAGCGAACATCCTGCACAACGCCACCGACAAAAGCCTGGTGTTGATGGACGAAGTCGGACGCGGTACCAGCACCTTCGACGGTCTTTCGCTGGCGTGGGCGGCGGCAGAAAGTCTCGCCCAGTTGCGCGCCTACACGCTGTTCGCTACCCATTATTTCGAGCTGACCGTGTTGCCGGAGAGCGAACCGCTGGTGGCGAACGTGCACCTCAACGCTACCGAACATAACGAACGGATTGTGTTCCTGCACCGCGTGCTACCAGGGCCTGCGAGTCAGAGCTACGGATTGGCAGTGGCCCAGCTCGCGGGAGTTCCAGGCAAGGTGATCACCCGCGCCAAGGAGCACTTGCAGCGCCTTGAAACCACCAGCCTGCCCCACGAGCAGCCCAAATCCAAGCCCGGCAAGGCGCCAGCGCCGCAACAGGCCGACATGTTCGCCACCCTTGCGCACCCTGTGTTGGAAGAATTGTCGAAACTGAAGATTGACGAAATGACGCCGCGCCAGGCGATCGAATTGTTATATGGACTGCAGAACCGGATCTAA